GAGGGTGAAATAATCCCGTTCAGCGGTGTCTGCCAGTCGGGGGGAGGCTGCATTATCCACGCCGGAGGCGGTGGTGGCTTCACGCACTGACTGACAGACTGCTTTGATGTGCAACCGACGACGACCAGCGGCAACATCATCACGCAGAGCATCATTTTCAGCTTTCGCATCAGCTAACTCCTTCGTGTATTTTGCATCGAGCGCAGCAACATCACGCTGACGCATCTGCATGTCAGTAATTGCCGCGTTCGCCAGCTTCAGTTCTCTGGCATTTTTGTCGCGCTGGGCTTTGTAGGTAATGGCGTTATCACGGTAATGATTAACAGCCCATGACAGGCAGACGATGATGCAGATAACCAGAGCGGAGATAATCGCGGTTACTCTGTTCATTGCTGACCCCACAAACAGATTTCACGCTCAATCTCACGACGAGTCATGAGACCTTTCCATTGCTTACCGCCAGCATATGTCCAGCGACGTAGCTGATCACATGCGCCTTTGATATCGCCCTGGTTTATTTTGCGAAGAAGCGTCGATGTTCTGAAATTGCCAGCACCCACGTTGTAAACGAATGAGTAAAGAGCGCCGCGCGTTGTTTCCGGTATATCGACTTTGATGTACGGGTTAATTTGTCTGGCGACAGTGGCAAGGTCTTTATTCAAGAGTGTTTTGCATTCTGCTTTGGTATACGTTTTACCGAGCATGATGTCTTTTCCTGTATGCCCGTGACATACAGTCCATACACCAACAATATCTTTGTATGGTATGTAGCTGACACCTTCCAGACCATCGTTACCACTTGGGCCAGTGATTAACACTGATGCTATAGCAATTGCTCCGCCACCAATAGCAGCAGCAACGACTTTTCGTAATGATGGAGGCATTATTCACCTCTCGCAGCCTTGCGCTTATCTTCTTTAATCTTGAAATAAAGGTTTGTCAGGTACGTCAGCAGGCCAAATACCAGACTACCCAGCACACCGATTGCAGCCCACTGTGACGGAGTTACTCTATCGAGCAACTGTAAAAACCAGTAGCCAGCACTGCCTGCGGAGGTGCCGTAGGCAATGCCTGTTGAAATTTTGTCCATGGATTTCATAGCCTCACCTCCGCACGGAACGGATGGCATAGTTATTATGTGTAGGCTTTCAGACACATCAATCAGAGCCTTAATTGATATATATGCTGGAGACGATGCAATATAAAAAGCTCGCCGTAGCGAGCTAATAAAATGTATTTCTCTGATATTATGTTTATTTGTATTAGCTCAGACTTGACATCACAGGTTTCGTATATAGAACATCATCAAATCTGTCAGTTTGCTATGAATGAGATATAGTAATTGAAGAGCTAACCTCGCATGTCAAAGCCAGATTTCTGAAAATCTCTGTAGACTTCCGGATTGTTGAAGGCCGGAAATTTGGCTTTATGAGCTGCGGACTTTATCGCTTCGCAATAGGCTTTATCACCGTTACTGGTAGATATTTTTAACGCCGTGCCATCCTGAGAGAATTCCATATGCAACCTGCATTTTTTCCCTTTCCAGTTATGCGGCTCATCAAGTTTGGCATTAATTGCAGCTCTGATTCCCCGCGCTTGCGCCCCCCATTCATCCTGATCATCCCAGCGTCCTGAACTGCAACTACCTGTAGCAGTAGTTTTGTGGCAATCTGAAGGGTGTAAAGGTGTGCATCCCGCAACAAAACCGACCCAAAAAGTCAACATAACGATTTTCTTTAATCCCACTTCTTGCTCCTCAATCCATTAAAATCTCAGCAATAGTAGTTGTTACGTCCGCCACTGGCTCAGAGCTGACTATCCGCTAAATTTAGCTCAGTGCCGTAGCTGTGTCAGAACAAACCTAAGCCGAAACCGTTTATTACAAAACAATAAATATCAGGGTTTAAAATCCAGCACCCCATTTTGAAATACTTTATATACTTCCGGCGAAGGGGGGGCAGGTATATCAGCATTCTTTATCGCATTCATCGCTTCACGACATAAATCGAGGTCTCCACTTTCTCTTTTAACCTCCAGTAGAAGGCCATTCGGGGCCATATGCATTCTCAGTGTACACTCTTTTCCTGAATACTTACTCGCATCCCCGAACTGTTTTTCGATGGCGCTCTTGATTTGATGGGCATACAGACGGATATCCTCACTAACATCAGAAGTACGTTCAGATGAACTCACATACTGTGTCTCTATTGCTTTATCGGAGTAATATGATGTACGGTCATGATAATTTGTCGATACAGCATCAGTGCACCCGATAATAATCCCACTAATAATCAACGTAAGAATTGATGCGCTACGAAAACCCATTTTTCCTCACATATGTCATATAGTAAAGGATTATATATACCGTTGTTTTGGACGCTCAAACAGCGAATCAGATCAAATAAAACGCACATTTGTTAACATTTACACAAAGTCTGCGTGGGATATTCTGAAAGAATATCCATAATGTGGAGAGAATCTATTGAAGTGCATGGTGCCGGGTGCCTCCCGGTGAACAAAATGTTCGTGATACCTGTCGGCGACAGAAAAGGTTAATGGTATCACCCCACCGCACAGGGGGATTCACCATGCAGGAGTTTTCTTAGCAAACTCACTGCGCGCCCGGCAACTCCCAACCACATAAAATGCGGAGTTTGTGGTATTTATGCATATAACTCGCAGGAATTATCTTAAAAAACTGATGTCGATCAGGATTAAAAAGAAGCAGGTCATCATCAGATGACTGGAAAAAAGGAAAACAAAAAATACTCATCATACAGTTTTGATTGCAGGGATGAGCCTGCTATGCACAATATGCAGAATATAAGCAAGATAAAAATATGCAGGCATATTATTTCGGGTTTTGTTATTAACACAACCTTTTTAATAATCATTTGGCATACAATAAACCAGCCCAAAAAGAACCGCCTAAACAGGCGGTTGGTCAATACAAAGGATGCTTCGTCTTTATTATAGTAATCTGAGGCGTCGGGTGTCTTGTATCAGACAACATATTGTCCCGCTAAACAGCGAATTACAAACCACCCTGCAATGATCTCTCATCTCATTTTATATGAGTTGACGACATCAGGATAACGCATCATCAGCCCCTGCCAAGAAATATCAAAACTCCCGCCAGCAATGTGTTATTACAATATTGTAAAAAAAACACAGCACCGAAACTATAACTGGTCTCTGTTATAATTTGGAGCAGAAAGACCAGTTGCCCAACTAGCAGCATTCTCCCCTGCTTTCCTGACGTAAAAAAACCGCATTAAGCGGTTTTTTTACGATGTCCATGTCTGCAATCCGCCTCGCGATACAGCTTTGCGAAGCATAGCAAAATTGAAGCAGTTTATACGTAAGAAATCAAGCCATTTTCTCAGCAAATGATTCACGCATGGGAATATATAGGGCATACTCAGCAACAGCTAACCAATTAGCAATCCGTTTTTCGCATGTGCTAAAACACCACTCTGGGTGTGCATCATTTAGCAATTCAGCCATTTTGCGCTTAGTCATCCCCCGCCCTTCATAGCGTTGCCGGAGAATGCAAATCAATCCTGGATGCTCTGCCAGCACCTCACTTATGACTCGATCAATACATAACGCCTCTGCATCAGTACAATGCGCCAGCCAGCTCTTTTGCTTGCCGTTGATCATCTCTCGCAAAAACGCTTCCAGCTCAGCTTTCTCTATTCCCGCTTTTTTCATTCTGCGCAGGGCTTCATTAATGGCTGTTTTCGTCAGTTTTTTGGATGCCAACAACTGATTGAACATATTCCCTGACCTGCCACCGCCAATATACGACCAGCGCCCCCACATACGTAGTTTTCCCTGAATCCAGACACTTTCCAGCGTGGTGAGGCGAAGGTGTTCTCCGCTTTTTCCTGTATTCGTTGGGTAAATCATAAATGACCTTTCTTTCTCCAGATTTCTTGTGTGCGAAAAACCCCTTCAGCATGCATCAGGCGCAATTCTTCTTTGGTGTAATCGCTGGTTTTTACCCGCCCGTCGATTAGATCGTGGCATGAGCTACAGGCTATCGCCGCCTGCATATCGTGTGGTTTTGTCGCTGTTCCGCACGTCCCCGCCAGCCTGTAATGCGCCAGCACAGAGGTTTCGGGATTGTGATTGCAGTAGCCAGGGATTCTGATCTGGCACATCTGGCCTTTAGCCGCTTTACGTAAATTCACCATTACGCAAACTCCAGTAGTTGTGCGGCCACATTTTCAACTTCCTCCTGAGAGGAGAATTTACGGAACAGAATCCAGTTCCACAGCACATTCAGTACAGATTTATAAACCTGCTGAAACTCGGTTTCGTCCATATTCGCAAAAGCGATGGATTTTGCCCGACGCCCACGGCTACCGTCCGGATAAATATGCTCGGTGTAAAATCCGGCCTGAATGGTTACCCACTCGCGGAAAGCCTCAAACGACTTTAGCAACGCCGTATCCCGGGTTCTACGAGTCGCAACGGTGTTAAGGTATTGCTCTGCGGCATCACTCAGGGCTGGCGTGTGTTCCCGACCAACTGATTCGCACAGGTAATCAACGAAACCAGACAGCAGTTCTCGTTCGCGAGGCGTGATCGCCCCACCGACCGGAGTCCAGTAATCGAATCCCAGTTGCAGGAGTTTGAAAAAACGCTTGTGGAATGCGTAGTTACGCACACGCTTAAAGTCTGCGTGTATCCACTCACCTATTTTGATTTGATGCAGAAAATCGCAACTCTCCGGCGTCGCCGGGAGAAGTAATCCGGAAGAGGTTTGTTTGACTAGTTGTATATGCGCCATTTCTCAATCTCTCTATGGCGCAGTGCAGCAGATGCCAGTTGTTCAGGCTGACGAATAAAGTATAAATAAACTGGCTATGGTGTAAAGCTCCACATAGCATGAACAAACACTACATATCAAATAGTGGATTTGCCCCTATATTTCCAGACACCTGTTATCACTTAACCCATTACTGGCTTGCTGCCGTAGATATTCCCGTGGCGAGCGATAACCCAGTGCACTATGCGGATGCCATTCGTTATAATGCTCGAACGCCTCTGCAAGGTTCTTTGCTGCCGTTAACCCGTCTGGTTTGGGCATGACACTGATGTAGTCACGCTTTATCGTTTTCACGAAGCTCTCTGCTATGCCGTTACTCTCCGGACTCCGCACCGCCGTGCTCTTCGGTTCAAGCCCCAACATCCGGGCAAACTGCCGTGTTTCATTAGCCCGGTAGCATGAACCATTATCCGTCAGCCACTCTACTGGAGACGCCGGAAGCTCGTTGCCGAAGCGGCGTTCCACCGCTCCCAGCATGACGTCCTGTACTGTTTCACTGTTGAAGCCGCCCGTAGTGACCGCCCAGTGCAGTGCCTCACGGTCACAGCAGTCCAGCGCGAACGTGACTCGCAGTTTTTCTCCGTTATCACAGCGGAACTCGAACCCGTCAGAGCTCCATCGCTGATTACTT